ATTCTTCGCCACGCCGACCTTGCGGAAGTGATGGCGAAGGAGCTACTGGAGCGAGCCAAGAAATATCAAAAGCGGGATATGGAAAAGGCAAAAAAATGAAGTTGCCCTGGTTGAAGTTCTATCCTTCGGACTGGCTTTCTGATGAGGCTCTCCGAGGTTGTTCCCCAGCGGCTAGAGGGCTTTGGGTGGATATGATTTGCCTTATGGCAAAGAGCAAAAAACACGGATATTTGTTGGCCGGAGACAAGCCGATGGGGGCGGAACACATCTCAAGAATCTTCGGGGAATCCATGGAACGCACTTCCGAATTGCTTGTCGAACTAGCCCAAGCCGGGGTCTATTCCATCGAAAAAGACTGCATCTTTTCCCGCCGAATGGTCAAGGATGACCGAGGCCGTAAGTCTAACAGGGAAAGGATTTTACGCTGGCGTAACGGCAATGTAACGCATGATGTAACGGAAATGAAACGCCCATGTAACAAAAATGTAACGGGTCAGAAGCCAGAAGCTAGAGGCCAGAGGCCAGATAATAGAGAGAGGGCGCAACAAGTGCGCCCCACGCTCGCACAATGGGTGGATTACGCAAAGAGCATCGGATGGAATGGGCGGGATGTGCAAGGAGCTTTTGATCATTATGAAGCCAACGGCTGGAAGGTCGGGGGCAAAGCCCCGGTAAAGGATTGGCAAGCGGCGGCGAGGAATTGCTTTAGGCGGAACGGCAACCAACCAGCCAAACCCCAGCCCAAGCCCCAGCGTTCATCTTGCGAGTCCGACCCCCTCTATCGAATCATGGGATACCCAAGTTATGCCGACTGGGAGAAGGCGGGGTGTCCATCGTGAGCCTCTATAAAGCCTTTAATGCGTCTATCGAGCGTGGGGATGTTCCCCAAAGGCCGAGGGAATCCTATAAAACATTGGCGGCGGAGGCGGCGGAGTTTTCCAACGCCCAAAAGCTAGAAAATCTTGCCCAAAGGCTCTCAAGAATCGAGATTTTGGTCGAAAGGCTGGCTCAAAATGCCGAAACAGCCCCTACAATGCCCCAAAATCGCCAAGAAATGCCCCTAGAAACGATTTTACCCCGAAAACAAGGAAACCACACCAAGAAAGGAAAGAAACGATGAAATCCCCCATAGAAGAACCCCGAACCGTGGCCGTGGATGTCCCGGCACGAATCAAAATCATGCAAAACGCAAAGATGGACAGCATCTCAATAGCCCAAATGATTGACCCGCTTACGCAAAGTGAGGTTGCGAGGTTGGAGGAGCGGGTGATTGGATTGGAAAAGCAACTTAGCTTTTTTACAAACTTCATGGATCAGTTTTTGACCTACAAACAAGTCACCGAACGGCTGGCTGAGGAGCTTGCGGTATATCACAAGCTAGGAATCCTAAAAAACGATTCCGTCAAGGAGGCAACCGATGTTGTGAGAATCACGGCTTCAGCCTTTGGCATCCATTCAAACCAGCTTCTTTCACGCCAACGCCCAGCCCATGTTGCAATCCCCAGAATGGTCGCCATGTATATTTTTAGGAAAAGGTTGGGACTTACCCTTCAGGAGATTGGCAAGTTCTTCAAGCGGGATCACGGAACGGCCATCCACGCCATCAAGGTTGTTGAAAAAATACTCAACGCCAAAAAGCCCAACGCACAGGAGGCAAGGGTAATTGAGAAAATGAAGATCATCGAGGGGCTTGTGCCAGTCGTGGAGACGGAAAGATGAGCTTCCACGCCGCATCCCAATTAACGATGGACTTCGCTGAGCCAACGGAGACTCACCACCCAAATAAGCCAATCGGCTCCAAGCAATGCCAACAAGTCTTGTCGCATTTGCAAAGCGGAAAGCCCATCACGGCATTGGAAGCGTTGAGGCTCTACGGAATCTTTCGCTTGGCCTCACGCATTCATGACTTAAAAAAGGCGGGCCTGACCATCCAAAGCAGGGACATTCAGACGGAGAACGGCAAGAAGATTGCACAATATTTTTTATGAGTTTATGCGGCGATAGTTCAACAGCAGAACTCCCCCTATTCCAAGGGGGCGATGGCGGTGCAATTCCGACCTCGCCGCTCCAACTTAAATTTAGGAAAATATCTAATCACACAGCAACTTTGGTTGCGGTTGAAAGTCATTATGCTCACAGAAAATGTCCGATCACTTGGGCATTCGGAGCATTTTTTGAAAATAATCTTGAGGGAATTATTACAATAGGAAAACCACCAAGCCTAAATATCTGCATAGGCGCACTTGGAAGAGAAAACATGGAAAAGATTTGGGAGCTTAACAGGCTTTGGATGAGCGACAAATGCCCAAAAAATAGCGAATCTAGATTTATAGGTTGGGTATTACGAGAATTAAAAAAAATAAATCCCCCAATAGTTTTAGTAAGCTATGCAGACACGGAGCAAAAACATATTGGAACTGTTTACAAGGCAACAAATTGGGTTTATACAGGAATAACGAAGCCAATTATGGATTATCAAGTTAAGGGAATAAAAATGCACGCAAAAACAGTCTCGGATAGTGTCGGGAAATCAACAGACAAAAAAAATAAAAAACAGATGTTGAAAGAGCTTTACGGTGAAAATTTTTATATGAAAGAAAGAAGTCAAAAACATAGATTTGTATATTTTTTCAATCAAAACGACAAAAAGCTCTTAAAGTGGAAACAGGAGCCATATCCCAACAACTTAAAACAAGATTCAACCAGCCTTTGACATAGAATAAACACAGCCTAAATAAATCCCAATGGAGATCGCCCCCATCGAGTCCGACCAGCTACGAGCCGAAAGGCTTTTGAGCGAGCTTTGCCCGGAGCTTCAGAAAATCACGGACGGCGGACGCTCGCAGGAACGGATCAAGATGCTCCGGCAAGTCATCGAAAGGCTACTGCTCAACGCCATCCCAACGGCGGTGATCGCCAAGACGCTAAAAATGGAACAACCCGTGATTCAATACCATGCCCGATGGTTGGAAAAGCAGGGCAAAATCATAAGGCCGAGCAAACATTCCCATTGGATTTGGGCGAGGGAAAACGGTGAGAACTGAAGGCCAAGACCCAGCGGACAGCATCGCCGCAAGCTACACGGTCGATATGGCCGACCAAGTGGATCGTTTGGAGGATGTGGTTAGGGAGAGGCTAGCCCATCTTAAAAAGCAAAACCCCGCCATGGATTTGAACGAACTCGCCAAGGCAACGGCGCAGATTATCGAGGAAACCATCAAGACAGAGGGAGATTCCCCGATGCTACGGACAAAAAGGGACGACACCCTAGACGAAGCCCTTCTAGCCTTGGCAACGAACCGCTCCCCAGAAAGTCTCACCTCGATTGCTCGCCGCTATCTCAATCCAAACACAGGCCGACCATACACTAGAGCCGCCCTTTCAGCACGGCTATCCGAGCTAACCCAACGGACAGGGCTAGTGCTTCGGGTGCAACGGAGCGAGCGAGTCCGGCAAATCTACAAGGAACGAGCCTTGCGGGTGCATGAACGGAGGCGGAAGGAATGCCCGAAATGGAACCATGGGGCTTGGCAAAAAGGGCTAAAAAAGGGAGGTAAAAAACGGTGAATGTTTTTCTTGATTTTATGCTAGGCACGCTCGGCATCGTCCTAGGTATAGGGCTTGGCATCGCCATATTTGTAGTCGTTATTTTTGTTCTTCTTTACAGGGCTAGGCACGCACTAAAGGAGATTGCTAAAAACCTATGAGGGCTGGCTCCAAAGTGGTATGCGTGGATGACAGATTCCCGCCCGAAATCCTAGTTTATTACAACAGCTTGCCCCTGAAGGATAGGGTTTATGTAGTGAGGGGAATGGGCGTGGGAATTTCCCACAAGGGCGAGCCGGGCGAGATCGTGGTTTATCTTGAAGGCTTGGAGAACCCCAAAAGCACGAAGCCCCCTCACCCAGAGCGAGGCTTCGCCCAGCACAGATTCAGAGAAATCGAACCACCAGCCGAGGAGCACGATGAGGCCGAAACCCTTGTCGGAGCCGAGGCATAACCAAGGAGAAATCCCAAGCATGAGCAAGGCACTAGCAACGCTAGACAACAACGAAAAAACCATAGGCATGGAGCTTAAAAAAACGGTGAGGCTCTTGCACGAAAGCCGGGGAGAGGCCGTCAAAAGCATGGCCGAAACGATAAGCCTAGCGGCAGACGCAGGGGACATCATAGCCAACGCAAGGACACAGGGGCTTGATGTGGAGGCCATCCTAGAGATAGCCGAAATAAACGGTGAAGAGGGGCGCAGGCTAGAGCGTGTAGCCAAGGCAAGACCCAGCCTAACCAACCCACAACCAGGGGAGCTAAAGCAACTCGCTCTCTGGGCAGGCATCCTCCCCGACCCCATAGCCAACACAAGCGAGCCAAGGCCGGAGGCAAGCTGGTTAAGCTACATCTTCAAAGCCCAGCAATGGGTAGCACGAAAGAACCCAGCCCAATGGAGCGAGGGGCAACGCTCGGAGTTCGTGCGGGAGGTGCGCCCCATCGTGGAGGCATGGGTGGCGGCAGGGGGCAATGTTACAGAATTGTGACACCTTTGTGACAGCTTTGTGACAAACATGACCTCGACTTACAAAAGCATGGTGCTTGACCATCAAGTGGTTAGGCATAAAAAGCTGGCTTGCGTAAGTAGACTTCTATCAAGCACTTACGCTAGAAACAGGTTCCGAC